TAGCACTAGCAACTAACACAATTGAAGAATTGTTAAAGAATAAAGATTTTGCTGGTTCATTCCAAACAAGGAGAGTATGAGATACAGGGTTATGAAGTGTGTTTAATCTTACAGCAAACGAGAATGTAAACTTCGTTAATAGAGTTGATGCTCTCGCAGGTCAACTTATGCAAATTGATTGACCTACCTTAAAGGCTATATTCTGACCTCAGATTTCCAATTCAGATATAGAGATGATTAAGAAGACTATATTACAAGGACTTGACCCAAAGAATCAGAACCCAGAAGCATTTGAAAAGACACTCAACGATGTGAAAGCTAAAATGCAAGCATATATAAATAGGCTTCCAAAAAATCAATCAACAGGTACAGCAAATACAGTCGGTACAGTAACTCCACCAATAGGAGGATGACAAGTAGTAAACGGAGCAATTTAACTAAAAACTATGGCGATACCTTACCAATTACCATCATCTTTCGTAGGAGGAATGCAAGGTGCAAGTAACGCACTCAGTGTATGAAAGCTGCCACAAGGTGTGCAATCTCCTATCTTGAAACAGATATTGCCTACTCCTAAACCTGTACCAGTAGACCCTAATAAGTCACCAGAAGTCTTCAAGAAAAGATTTATTGAAAAACATGGTGACTGAGTAGCTGAGGATGGTCGTAAATACTCAGCAATACCTGCACCTGAAATAGTAGCAAAGGTCATTAGGAAATATGGTGATGGTGTGACTACTGATGGTACTCCTTACAGAGACTATCTCCCACGACCTGCATCACCTAACGACTCACTAGAATATCGTCTAAAACAGATAGAAGAGCTTTCAACAGCTCCAAAATCACAGTTTTATACAACAGGATGAACACGATGACAGACAGAACAGGAAAAGAAGTTTACTACTGCTGTAACTAAGAGGGAAAATGAGTGAGAACTAGTTAAAACACTAAAAGCTCCTTATCGAGCGGTTTATAATGCGATGGAAACTCCGTCACAATGATTACAAATGGCGGTTTCTGATGCTCTTAATCTTATATGAGCTGATGAGACTTCTAAAAATTTGACTAGACAACTTGTAAAAGACAAATTCGAGCAAGACATACTAAATAAAGACAATAAAGGTCTTGTTTGAGGCATACAAGAGTGAAGCCCATCGTCTATTATTGGTTCACTCGTTACAGCTATACCAAATCTCTTGTTATACGCTAATCCAGCAGGAGCTACAGCTTGAATAATATCTACAGGTGGATGATTGTCGCTTGAATGAGAATCACAATGACAAACAGGATTGTGAGATAAAGCTATCGCATACTCAGCAGGTACAATATCTGGTCTTATAGACAAAATATCTGGTCAGAAGTTTATTGATGGTCTTTTATCAAAAGGAATTAAAAAAGAAGTAGCTAATTGATTCGTGACTAAAACAAAGAACTTTCTAAAAACCCTAAAACCATCTGATTTTGAGGCAGGTACAGAAGTAGTACAACAGAAAATAGAGAACTGGTGACGACAGCTCATGGGTACTGAATATGATAAAGGATGGAAACAGTACGCAGAAGCAGGTATTATGGGCAAAATGCTCGGTAAAGTATCTGATGTAGGGCAATCACAAGCACCAGTCACTACACTACCCCCTGCACCACCAAAATCAGTAGCAAAAAACCTCGATGTTATACAAACTATAAAAACAGGAATAGGTGGAAATAAGGTACTAAAACAAGCTAAAAGTAGAGGATTTGACCCAGAACTTGATATTGCTACCTACGAAGATTTAAAGCCAACAATTACAAACGACGGTAGAGTAAACACTGATATTGCACAAGAAAACATACAGAATTTCATAGACCCATACCAAGAGAAGCTCGACCAAGCTATCGCAGAAGAATGAGCTATTGTACCAGCAGACACTTTTAGAAAAAATGTACTAAAAGAGATGGAATCTGAGAAAACAAACATAGTTGATTATCTCAAGTGGGTTAAAATGGCAAACAGTGCCATAGATACAGCCATAGAGAACTTTTGAGACGGAAAAGGTAATATACCACTCGAAGCAGTAAATGACATCAAGAAGAAGCTACAAAGTGTCAGTAATTATCTTAACCCAGACGATTCAGCTTATAAAGCTATCGCCAGAGGTGCTAAACAAATAGTAGAAGACTTCACAAGTAGTGCAGATGTAAAAGCCCTCAATAAAGACCTTGCAAGGTGGTATACCACAAAAGAATACTTACAAATTCTTGGGAGCGGAACTAAAACTGTCAAAGGTGGAAGACTTGGAAAATACGCAGCTAGACTTGCTGGAGTTGTTATAGGTTCTCAATTATGACCTATAGCTGGTATGGTATGATGAGAAGTAGCAGCTAAGTTACAGTCTAAAATGATGCAATGAGCTTTGAAAGGTACTAAACAAGCAATGCCAGAAATTAAGTCTTTTGGAAACATAAAAAAGAAGCAACAATTATTATTGCCTCCTCCTAGCTGAAAACAAACAAGTGCTAGTGTTGTAGATGTGAAGCCTATAGCTGGTTATGCTCCTTGAATATTACAAAAATATGAGAAAGCTAGAACTAATCGTCAAACCTCTTCAAGTAGTACGGAAGATAAAACAACGCAATCACAACCTGCACAGGTGTCGGGATGAACACGCAAGAGAGTAATAGTAATACCAAAAAAAGAGTCTGCATGAAAAAAGGTTAATAACTCCATTATACAGAAACTCAAAGAAAAGAAAACAGAAGTAAAAGCAAATTGACCTAAAGAGAGCAAGCTACCAAAGAAACAAGAGACACCTAAAACATCTAATATAGACCACGAATTAGAGTCATTACAAAAACAATATGAAACGCTCCCTTGAGTACCAAAGGTAGAAGTTCCTGCTGACTATATACCAAAAGACTGATTACCCACATGAACAGAATTTGAAGCACCTATTATAAGCTCTATTTCTAAGACAAAGTGAAAGCTCCCAAGCCCTGATGTTAAAAGACCACAGATAAGATGATTCGATTTATCTACAAGGTCAAGTATGTTAGAGTCATTAAAAGAGCAAGGCATGTTCACTGACTCTTTCTTTGTAGTAAAAGACAAAAATGTATCGAATAAATTATTTGAATACGCTGAAAAAAAGGCAATAAAAAAATGAAACCCAACATCTGGAACAAAAGTAGACATGAAGGCATTGGTAGAAAGGGCTGAAAATGGTGCTGATACTCTACTTACACCAAAAGAGTATATGAAGTTATGAAAGGAAAATGGAGTCTATTTACGGATGGATATATGAAATTGAAATCAAGTAGCTGTAAACGCATCCTATGCTGATATATTCTTCAAGAACTTTGATGATGTTACTTTCAAATGAAATAATGAATTATCCCCAGTCGTTGTGTTGAGCAAATGAGAACCAGTTTGAGTAATAATGCCTATTAAAGATGTGTATAGTCTAAAAGGCAAATTAGGAGATTTCTCTATGCAAAGTAAGACACCACAGGTAGAGGGGAAGACAGCGACAGAAGTATTGAAAGACTGGAAGCCAACAAAATGAGGGTATTCTATGGATAACATAGATATAAAAAATACTAATGCATTCCCTCGTTCACAATACCACAGACCTGAATACATAAACTCTGATAGTTATAAATACTGGCTAGAACAGGCAAAACAATGAAAGGAAATACCACCAATAGTTGTGGAGAAGAAAGGAGATTGATACCATATACTAGATGGCTACCACAGGATAGCAGCAGCAGAAGATGCAGGTGTGAAAAACATTAAGGCGTTAGTTTTAGATACTCCTATTAATAAGACTGGAAAGCCATTTACTAAATTTACAGATGAGGAATTGAAAAATATATCCAAACCCAAACCCTCCGCCCTATCTCAGAAATCAGAGGTGAAGTATAGTAAACCGATAGAAGACAGCAATGCTTACTTTGCAAAAGAGGCTAAGAAGTATAAGAGTGCTGAGGAGTTTGTGAAGGCACAACAGAAACCAAAGAGTGATAGTGTTAGATTGTATCGTGGTATGACCTCGAAATTTGACAAGAACTTTGATTTATCAAAGACAGATGCCCCAAATGGATATAGCACTTGGACTGATAACCCAGAACTCGCGAGACAATATGCAGGGGATAAGGGGCATATCTATCAAATAGATTTACCAAAAAAACAAGAAGGAATGGAATTGTTAAATAATGACGGAGATAGGGTACTGTTCCTAGATAATCAAAAAAAGGCAGGTCTAAACAATGTATCTGGTAAAGAATACTTGATATACAATGACCACGATTTATACAATCCTGATTTAATAAAAGAAGCACCTACCAAACAACAACTCCTCGACATCTACAATAAAGCTAACAAGAAATCCTCTCTCCCCATGTCAGCTAAGAGTGAGGTGAAGTATAGTAAACCGATAGATATAACAGATGCAGAAAAGGATTTAATATTTGAGTATACACGCTCTGGTGCAGGTGAAAAGGTAATGAATATGGCAAAACAAAAAGAAGTAAGCAATGCTATAAAAAAGCTTCCAATAAATAAAGAGGAAGTATATTCTGGTATTACTGTTCCAAACGATACGATTTATGATTTAAAGTCGTGAGAATGGACAACAAAAAGACTACTATCAACATCTTCAAATTACAGAGAAGCTGTAGATTATGCACAATATAATACTAAAAACCTAAACAGTATTGTATTAAAAATTAAATGATGAGGACATAGTATCTCGGACATTTCAGCATATTGAGATAAGCGATACTCTGGGATATGAAGTGAAAAAGAAGTATTATTCCCGATTTGAACTAAATTTACTGTCGAGGATTTAGGGCGTGATGAATTTCTACTAACTCCAATAAAATAATATGCTCGATAAAAACAGAGACAAAGTAATATACTCCGACCCTACCGACCCTAACCCGAAAAAATAATGGATAAGAAGTCTATCATTAAAGAACTCGCTACAAGACAGCTCGAGAAGAACCATAAACAAGAAGCCGATAATTATATAGACTTTGTTTCCTATTGGTTCAAGTACGGAAGAAAGATAGAATACGAAATAGATGAGTTTCATTTATTGATTGCTGAATACCTAGAGAAATGCAGTAGAGGAGAAATCACACGATTGATAATCAATATTCCCCCTCGTCACTGAAAGACTGAAATGATAACTAAATGCTTCCCTGCGTGGGTACTCTGAAACAGCCCACAATCGAAGTTTATCGTCACTGGGTACTCTAGCACCCTAACACAGCAATTCTCGCTAGAAACGAAAGATATTGTCACTTCTAACGAATATAAAAATATATTCCCTCGTCATAAAGACATAAGAGCCGAACAGAACACAAAGGAATACTGGGTACTCAATGATGGTGGAAGTTACTATGCAACAGGTACTGGGGGGTCAATAACTTGAAAATGATGTGACTACTTTATTATAGACGACCCAATCAAACCCGATGAAGCTGAAAGTGATATAATCCGTACTTGAATCAATAACTGGTTCGAGAACACAGTCCCATCTCGTCTCAACAACCCGAATAATTGATGTATAATTATCATCATGCAGAGGACACACGAAGATGATTTATGCGGTCACCTCATCGAAAAGATGAAGAACAAAACAGGTGATGACTGGACTGTACTTTCACTTCCAGCTATTGCAGAAAATGACGAACTGATACAAGTAGATGATTTTGCTTTCAAAAGAATAAAGGGCGAAGTATTGCACCCTAAACGATACAACGCTGATGGTATAGAAAAGATACGCAAGAACATGAATAACTCTACTTTTGAGTGTCAATATCAACAGAATCCTATATCTAAAGAAAGCCAAGAATTTCACACAGAATGGTTCAAGTATGTAGACAGACAAGATGTACCGACTGGATGACGGACATTCACGACTGTAGACCCAGCTTGGACTAAACAGGCTTATTCTGATGAGACTTCTATAATTACAGGGAAATTCATAGAGGACAGACTCTATATTTTAGGATACACCGCAGGGAAGTTTGACCCTGCTGAATCCATTGACGAGATTATTAAACATATAAAAATTTATGCTCCTGAAAAAATAGGAGTAGAAGCTATACAGGCAAAAGGTGTTTTATCTGTCCCACTAATAAATACATGTAAGAATATGGGTATTTATGCTAATATAGAAGAACTCGCTCAAAAAGGAGACAAGCAAGGTAGAATAAGAAAACTTATATCACTTTTCCGAGATGGACTTATCTATTTTGTGCGATGAATAGAAGACTGACAAACAAGCCTAGAAAAACAGTTGCTCTCATTTCCAAGAGGTAAGCACGATGACATCATAGATAGTTTACAAATGCTCTATGATATGTATACACTACAACCCAATGTCCAAACACGACATAAAGCAATAAAAGTAACCTATCACAATTGACGACCAGTGCTTTCTAAATAAAATAAAACTATGAAAAAACTCTCTAGCTTCGATTCAGAAAAAAAACATGAAATGTGTCGGCATGTAAAGGACACTTTCGATGCCTACGAAATGGACTTGAAAAACTACCATAATGTCCTCCTAGAAATCTACAAAGAAGTTAACAAGACAGAAGCAGAAGCCCCTAACGAATGGGATACTAAGTTTCATGTAAGTAAAATGAGACAAACGGAGAACAAAACAACGCCTAAAATCATGGCAAAGAACCCTCGTTTTATCGTCTCTTGGAAAACTGATACATGGGAATACGAGGATAAATGACTGCCAGAAGATGAGAAAATAGCGAAAATGGAAGATAAAAAGGATTTACCAGAAGCTATACAAGACTATCTCAATAAATTCTACGAACAGCAGGAGATAAGGAAGAAAATGAAGCTCTTTGCTAAGTCTGGGGTAAGGTATGGTATAGGATGGGGTAAGGT